GACTTGTAAAATATCATTAACAGAAGCACCACTAGCTAATACGATTGACGTACCAGTTGTTGCTGTAAAATCTGTAGTATCTAACTTAACACCATTTAAATAAATATCGGCGAAAGCTGTACCACCTGCGACATCATAAGTTAATGTGTTACCATTTGCATCTGCTCCACTAAATGTTGTTTGATTTGCGGTTGCAGTGTATTTAAACCTTTGGCTAGTCCCATTAACGGAGCTCCCTGCCAACGCATACGAGCTTCCATCAAACACTTTTAATTTATTTGCAGTAGTATCGAACACCAAATCACCCACATCATTACTTGATGAGGGTACTCCTGCCTGTACTCTGTATCTTTCTGCAAAACTATTTACACCAGATAAATTTGTAGCAACAGAATTAACATTTGCAATAGCATTACCAACATTATTAACATTAGTGATTGCACCTGCTACAGTATTTATGTTTGTGCTGTTAGAATTTACAGCATTAATATTTGTTTCATTGTTTGCAACCGAAGTTACATTGCTAGAAATCCCTGCAACTGTAGTTATGTTAGATGATATTCCTGCTACTGTATTTACATTAGCAATACCAGTACCAACTGTATTAACATTTGCTATGTTAGTTGCAACTGTATCTATTTCTGAAGTTGTTTCGTTTAAATCGTCTGCTACAGTTTCTACTTCTGAAACTGCTTCTGCTAAATCATTTGCTACTGCAATTACTTTTGCAATATCTGTTGCTACAGTATTTACTGAAGTAATGTTAGTTGCAACTGTATTTATGTTTGTAGCATTACTATTTGTCGTAGTAATTGCTGACATATTACTATTAACAGTATTAATCGCCGCTATATTGCTATTAACATTGTTAAGAGTAGCTTTGTCTGTTGCTGATAACCAAGTGTTTTCTAAATAATTCTTTGTTGCCGCATCTTGTGCAGACGTAGGGTCAGCTACATTAGTTAATCTTTTGTTTTGTGCGTCCCATTGAAAATTAGTAGCATCAATTTTAATAACATCACCTGCATCATCAATCGCTTCTTGCGACATAAAGAACGCTTGGTCTGAATCTGTATCTAAATCTGACTCTGTTAATACTGAGCCTGACGCATAGTCTACAAGTTTAGTACCTTGTGATGTTCTTCGTCTAATTTCTATGGCTACGTTGTTTGCAGGTGCAGTATTAAACGTAACTGTTGTTCCTGCGGCATTTAAAGTAAAGGCTGTAGTAGCAACTCCTGCTAAAGTAACAGTCAAGTCTGCTGTACTTCTATAACTAAACGGTATAGAATACGCTGTTGTACTGCCGTTACCAGTATATCTTACAAAACTATTAGCCATTAAATTCCTTGATTTTAATTATTTTATCTAAAAGGGGTACTTTATTGTAATTGTGATAATATTTGACTTTCTTGCTTACCATAAGTTTCTTTGTACCCATTAATTGTAGAAACTTTGCCATTATCAGCTTCAAAGAAAGCATATTGCATTATATATTCTCTTGATGCTCTTTCATATTCTCTAATAATTTCTAGTATATATTTATCACCTTGATATTTACCTGCATATAATCTGTTGTCTCTTAAATATCCTTTTCTATTATATGCTGAATTTGGATTTTCTAACTCGTATATAATACGTTCATTAAGTGTTCTACCACCTAGCAATATTTGAGATTTAACTTGAAGCATAGCTTCATACAAAGTTGTACCTTCTCTTA